GTTCATGAATTTGCCTGAACCCAACCTAGAGCAATCGGCATTGGTATCTGTGGTGGTAGGTGCTATGGGTGTAGTGTTTGGTGTTTATTCGGGTAAAAGCGGTCAAAGTAAAGGATTTAAGGGCGAAGAAGATAAATAAAAAACCCCTAATTAAAGGGGTCTTTATAGGTTAGCAAATATTTACTTTTTCCAAAAAAGCATATAACCAAACAAAGCATTAACTTTTACTTCAAAATGTTCAGTCAGTTGCAAGTCCTCTAGGGGAACATCCCAAGTTTCACACTTATTGCCACCGCTTTTGTAAACCTCTCTATCAAAAAGTTTTACAGTTGCCCATGTTCTTCTTGCTTGTAAAACATAAGCAGGGTATTTGGTATTTCCATCTTCCCAGTCAGTATAATAAACACAATCACCTCTTTTCATATTATTTCTCCAATTAAAGCCAATATTGCTATTGGAAGTCCTACACTTACAAACACATTAAATGTAGGGCTGTTTATCAATTTAATTTCAAGTCTTTTAAGTTTTTTCATTTTACCTCGTATCAAGTTATATAGTTATTATAACAACTATATACAAAAAAACAACTGCTTGTGATACGATTATTTAAAACTCTCTAAGACTAGGGATAAACTGGCAAAGCCATAGTTTAATCGGATATAACTATGGATAATAACGACCAACAAAAACACGATAAATTAATTGCTTGGGCAATGTTAATGTTTTGCATAACATTGGTAGCAGGTATATCTGTAAATGCAAACGCACAGTCTAGTCAACAATCAGGCACGGCTTGTGTTAATGGTTCGCAGTATTGTGAGAACAGCAATGTTTACACCACAAATCAAACTACCACAAATAACACGAACAGCAACACGAATACCAATACGAACACCAATACATCAACCGCTACGAATACGAATACGAACAGCAATACCAATGTAAATACGACCACTTCTACAGCGACCAATACTAATTCAAATACAAATGTAAATACGAACAATAATGTTAATGTCAACACCAGTACGGCTACATCTACTTCAAATAATACGAATACGAATGTAAATACTTCTACATCAACATCAACTGTAAATTCTACGGTTAATCAAAATGTTAATAACACAAACAACAGTACATCCAATAACACGAATACTAATACCAATATTAATAAATCTGAGTCTGAATCTAATGTGTCAACCAACAATGTTAATCAAAACAATAACAATACCAAATCTGATAACACCAATAGAAATATCAATGAGTCCAACAGCACACAAACAATAAATCAAAACATCAAATCAGAAGCACCGCCTGCATCTGCAATCGCGCCATCAATAATGTCTTATTCACAAGACTTATGTACTACTGGTGTATCAGGCGCATTTCAGGGGCAGGTCTTTGGTTTCTCAGGCGGTAAAACAATCACAGATCAAAACTGCGAAAGGTTAAAACTATCCAAGTATCTTTATGATATGGGTATGAAGGTAGCATCAGTAGCTTTGTTATGCCAAGACGAAAGAGTGTTTAAGGCTATGTCAATGGCAGGCACACCATGTCCATATATGGGCAAGATAGGTAAAGAAGCATCAGCAGAGTGGGAAAAAAATCAATCCAAAAGACCTGATGTGGATGATGCTGAAAAAGAATACATAGCGAAATGCACGCATGAAGCCAATCCAAACAGAGACAATATTAATAAAGATGTTGTGGGTTTAGTTAAAAAAACTTACACAAGAAAAACTAAGACCACTAAACAATGCCGAAACGAATTCTATGCTACGCAGTAGCTAGTCTGCTATCATTTAGTGTATATGGACAGTACACTTATGAAGCAGGACAAGACCTATTTCACCTGCAAACAAACGCTAACAACTTTGAGGGCGAGTTAGCTTACGAGGTAGTAGATGATGGCATTAGTCCTGCAATTGATCTTTCTTTTAATTTTACTTTCTACGGCTCTACATTTACACAAGCGAGGATGGCAACGAATGGATGCCTACATTTTGGTAATAGTGGCAGCTATTGCAATGACTATACTCCTGACCCTATTAACGGACAGCACACTTACACCATATACCCTTTTTGGACAGACTTAATTAGAGATAATAACTCTCGCATGAAATCTTGGGGTGATAACAGCAAGATGATCTTTGGATGGTACGACATGAGAGAGTACAACAGAAGCAATACAGACAACAGCTTTGAGGTAATACTTTGGAACAACAACTCCTTTGACATACGCTACGGCGCATTAAACATTATCAACCATGATGTGCTTATAGGTGAGGTAGGCTCTAACAAAAATAACTCATACACCTATTATTACCATGATGAATGTTCTACTGGCACTACAAACTCTAGTGCTTGCGTAAACACGAACTGGAATAACACAACAATTAACACGACATTAGAGAACGGTGGTTCTTTATACGGCTCAGGTAGCGGTAATGGTGTAGACTGCAGTGACCCGTTAAATGATTCTAGTTGTACAGGATATGCTGATGCTTTTTTAACACAGCAATGCAACATCACTGATCTTTATAGTGAATCATGCCCTAATTATTGGGATGCTTATGATGATCAACAATGTGCAGATGACCCCCAATATGCACCTTTTTGTGCAGGCTATAGTCAAGAAGAATCTGTAGCATTTTTTGATGACAGCAATGTTGATTATGGTTTTATAGATGAACAAGAGCAGTTTGCTACAGGTAACTTTGATGACGGTTTTCTTGAACAAGATTTTCAAGATCAATTTTTTATTGTAGAAGTTTTTGAAGAAGAAATGTTTATGCCATACGATGAATTTGACGATTTCAACGAATACTTTGAAGAACCTTTTGCAGATGAATTAATTGTTTTTTTTGACCCTGAGCCATTACCCTTTCAAGAGTTTGCAACACCGCATGATGATTTGCCACATCAAGAAGAACTGCTACTTGATGAGTTTGTGTTTCAGGAAACATTTTTAGTTGAAGATTATTCAGAACCAAATACTTTTATTGAGTTTAATTCTATAGAAGAACTAGATGAGTGGTTTGAAGAAGAAATAAATGAGCATTTTGAAGAAAGACCTGAAGAAAGACTAGCAGACTTAGATGAGCCTGAAGAAGAATTTATTGAAGAAATATTTGAAGAAGAAGCGGTAGAAGAAGTCTTTGAAGAAATAGAAGAAATGCAGGTAGCAATGGAAGAAGAAAGAATAGCTGAAAGAGAAGAAGAAAACAGAGAAGAATTGTTAGAAGAAGTAGAAGAAGATTTTGAAGCTGTAGAAAGCGAAAGTCCTAGTGGTAAAAGTAAATTAATGGTTACAGCATTAAATGTAATCAAAGCAGGCATAAAAACAGCTTCTAACAGCTATTCTCAGGCTTCTAGTGGCTCTCAAACAAATAACACAGGTAATAACTCATCTAATACAAATACAACCACAGGGAGTGCGACAGTATCAGGCGGTGGAATAAGCACTTCATCAAGTCCAAGTGCATCTGACCAGTTTGCAAGTGCAACCCAACAAACAAACCAAGTTTTGTCTATGTCCAATGATACAGTCGGTGGTGTAACTATGTCTGTTACACCTTTGCCTACATTTGATAATTCTGCATCAGTTGCAATAGCAGATGTACAAGTGCAAAGTGTACAAGGAGAAATAGATACTGCAATGTCAGGAGTTATGACAAGTTCAGAAGCAGATCAAATAGCTGATCAAATAATTGCTGCAAACATAGAAGCACAACAGGAAGAAATAGAGCAACAACAACAAGAAACTGGCGAATACGGAGATGAATCAAAACTTATAGCACTTATTGGTTATGTGCCTAGTTTTAATAATTATACACAAGTAACAGTTCCCGATGCACAAGATTGGTACTCTAGTCAAACAATATATGAATCTGCTACACTAAATGACAATGTGGGTGCATTTTATGGACTCGTGAATGAAAATTTACAAGGTCTTAGTCAGATGATTGAAGATCAACCTAATATTTGGAGATAGTCAATGGATTGGTTTCAAAATAAAACAACGCAAATAATTGCTCTTGTTGGTATCGTGGGAACGCTAGCAGGCTTCGGCTACACTGGCGCAGAATATGTTAATAGGTTAGAAAACCTAGAAGCAAAGATTGGTGGTATAAGTGAAGCAGAGGACAATGTACAGATCATTGAAGAACGCTTTGCATCTATAGAAACATCAGTACAGTTCTTGGAAAAGGAATTAGACAATATTAAAGTTCCTGATGTAACTGAAATAAAAACAGATATAGCCACAATTAAAGCTGACTTACAAAGCCTAGATAGCAACTTAGACAAATTAGAAACTAAGCTAGATAAGAAAGACAGTAATCCACTAAACGGATAATGCGTCTTTTAATAATTAGCGTGGTTCTTACTGCTTGTGCAACAGCACCAGTGCAAAAAGAATGGAATGATAAATACGACCCTGATGCTTGGCGTAAACAGTTTGAAGAATGTAGAGATTTGTTATACACCGCTTATCCCGAAGAAGTACAACAAGATGAATGGTCAAAATGTATGAGCAAAGATTATGAAAAAGGTTTTTAATTGGTTAGTAAGCCTATTTGTTCAACACTATCAAGTAAGAGTATCGTTTAACAAAGAGTACGGAGATTCAGACGATAAAGTCTACATAAGCAAAAAAATACTTGTGCAAAAAGAAAACCATCTGAAGTTTCGTGATCTTGATAACAAGACTATTGAATATAGAAGTGCAGGCGGATTAAATTACATTATTGAGGATATTTAATGCAGTCATATGTTGGTAGAGTAAGCACTCCAAAGGAAAGAAAGAAAACTCCTAATGATGTGATAATGACAAATCCAAACACCGCAAAGTGGATTGTTGATTATTTTGCACCAAGCGGAAAATTGCTTGACCCATGTAAAGGCGATGGTGCTTTTTGTAATATTTTAAAAAATTATGGAGACACAGATTGGTGCGAAATATTAGAAAATAAGGATTTTTTGAATTATACAAAAAAAGTAGATTGGATAATTACAAATCCACCATTTAGTATTTTTGATGCCTTTTTACTTAAATCTTTTGATATTGCTGACAATGTAGTTTTCTTTTGCCCATTGACAAAAGTTTTTAAAGGCAAAAAGCTAGATATAAAAATATGTGAGTATGGTGGCATAAAAGAAATCATACACATGGGCGGTGGCAATCAACACGGTTTTCCATTTGGTTTTTCTACAGGGTGCATCTATTACCAAAGAAACTATAAGGGAAATATAAAATTAACTAGAAATTATTGAGGATATGTAGTGCAACAGATACTAATAGGAATTATCTTAATGCTTGGTTTAGCAAGCTATTATTTCTACAGTCAAAATAAAATACTAACAGCAAACAATGTGGCATTAGAGGGCGCAGTTGCTACACAAGAAGAAACGATTGCTACAATACAAGCAGACTTTGAATTGCAAACACAACAGCTACAAGACCTTACGGTCAAGAGCCAAGCTGCACAACAAGAATTAAACAGATACACACAGTTTATACAGAACTATGAGTTAGCATCTGAAATACTGGCAGACCCAGTAAAAATGGAGAGGAAAATAAATAATGGTACAAAGCATATCATGGAAAACATTGAGCAAATCAGCAGTGATGTTGATGATCTTGATAATGGCTTGCAGTTGCAGTCTACTTCCGACTAGAGAAATACAAGTAACCGCAAAACCTATGGAACGCAAGATAGTTCAACCTATCATGCCTAGAGCAATTGACCTAAAGGAATTGCAGTGGATGACCGTTACACCTGACAACTGGGAAGATCAATTGGCAAGAATAGAGCAACAAGAGGGTGAGTTAGTGTTCCTAGCTATGACCATTCCTGATTATGAAGTCATGGCTTACAACATGCAGGAAATCAAAAGATACATCACAGAGCTTAAAGATGTGGTTGTTTACTACCGCAAAGTAACAACTGAAAACCTTTCAAATGAAGAATAAATCTGATAGCCTTAAATTTTCATATAGGAGAATAATATGGGAATGATAGGAGAATGGATAGGAATTATCACAGGCGTAGTATGTTTAGCATCTATTATCTGTGCATTAACTCCGACTCCAAAAGACGATGCAATGATCGGTAAGTTCTATAAATTTTTAGAACTAATGGCATTGAACATTGGTAAAGCTAAACAGTAATAACTAAAGGTGCAGAAGCACCTATTTAATTTATGGCAACAGTAACACCATTCGTATATAACGCTATTCTTGAAAGGGTCGTAGATGGAGACACTATTGATGTTACTCTTGACTTGGGTTTCAGTGTCTTTCTTCACAAGCAACGCTGCAGGTTGGCAGGTATAGACACACCCGAGTCAAGAACCCGCAACTTAGCCGAAAAGGCACTTGGTAAAAAGGCATCAGCAAGACTAAAAGAAGTATGCGTAGGCTCATTTAAAATACAATCATTAGGCAAAGGTAAATATGGCAGAATACTTGCAATCCCTTATACAGAAGATGGGCAAGATATTTGCCAAATGCTTATTAAAGAAGGTCACGCAGTTGAATACTGGGGCGGTACTAAAAAAGCAAAAGTCAGAGATGACGGAACTTGGGGAGAATAATATGCACATATCACAAGAGGGTATAGATTTAGTCAAGAAGTTTGAGGGTTGCAAACTAGAAGCATATCAATGTGCTGCTGGTGTTTGGACTATTGGTTATGGTTCAACGCATGGTGTACAAAAAGGTGATACATGGTCACAAGAAAAAGCAGAGATAATGCTTATAGACGAACTAGAAGAATATGGTAAGTATGTAGAAGAATTAGTAACCATACCTCTGAATCAATGTCAGTTTGATGCTCTTACTTCTTGGACATTTAACTTAGGACCAAGCAACTTGCAAAGTAGCACCATGTTGCAAGTATTAAATCAAGGTGATTACGAAGGTGTTCCATATCAAATCAAAAGATGGAACAAAGTAAGCGGACAAGTTAATGATGGTCTAATTCGTAGACGAGAAGCAGAAGCATTGTTATTTGAGGGTAAACACTGGGAACATGTCTAAATGGCTCTCAGCAAGACACAGAACAAAAGGCTTGGGGTAATACTAAGTGTTATGTTTAAAGAAGAAACGCCACAGGAGATGCTAGAGGATGTTATACGGCATGGTTTTG